AGTTTGAGTTGTCATAATAAATTCCACCTTTTCATTTTTTATTTTTGTATTGATATTAGGTAGCTGATAGCCGCCGACAACACGCTTGCTATTGTTGCTGTCGGGTAGTGCTTTTTTATTACTGCGATCAAGTAATCTGTGATAACTGGTAGTGATTGCATTACGATATCAGCTAGACTTGGTTTGATCATATCTAATATTTCCTGCTCGGTTAGATTTGGATTGCCCATCTGAATGCGTATATCTTCCAGCATGACCCTCTCGAATTGCTGGGCATACTCGCGTGGGCCTGTCGGCAGTAATGCTATTGCAGGTCTAGCTCTGATGGCATTTGCAAAATTGGTCAATAATGTGTTATCCATTAAATNACCCCCTTAAATTAGCGATATTGGTCAGTAACATCTTTACCGCCCCAATCCTCCATGATTGATTTATATAACGGTGCTGGAGCTATGCAACATGCAGGGATATCGGGTAATATATTTAATCCCATGACTCGCAAAACCTCAACATCCATTTGACTGCAATCCATAACCGGGATTATATTCGGTATTTTTACACCAAATATCTCATAAACGCCAGTTTTCACACAGGATGAATAGCCATACAATGTTCCAATCAATTGCCTAGCTTTTTCTTCACCAGCCGCCAGATCTGGCACTTCAACCTCAATAAATTTAGCATTGGGATTACCGATATATTTAGTTGGGCTATGCGGCCATACACCGGGATATAAATCGTGCTCTTCCTTCTCCCCTGTTGATTCCAAGGTCGAGCCTAACAATAACATAGCGGCGTGAGATATATTATCCTCTACGCCGCCTGAAACACCTTCTATTAAATTATCAATTTTGGAATAACCACCCACAAAAATTACTATTACTTTGGGCATCTTTTTTCCTCCTTCAACTTCTGAATCGCAGAATAAAAACCACCTGCAACGTCACCAGCGAGCTTTATATCGCTAGGGAAGTTTTTCAGGTGGTCTTTTTCTGTATCTGATACGATTTTTGCTAGTTTATTCTTTACTAGGTTAGATACCCGCGGCATAATCAGTAATTCCTCTTGCAATTGCCCGGGCAAAATCATCTTTACCTTTAGTACTGGCCAAAACTTTTTCATCATCCACATTGCTAATGAATGCGGTTTCTACCAGCACGGCCACTGCGTCAGTATTCGTCAATACATACAGACCGTTTACATGAGGCTTAGCATCCTTGGCGCCCCTGTCAATTTCCTTTAACGATTTAACAATTTGATTATCGATGCAATCTGCGAGTTTTTCACCTTCTCCAGATCCATCGCAAAACCACGTTTCGGTACCTTTTGCATCTGAGCTACCAGCAGAATTGCAATGAATTGATACAAATAGATCAGCATTGAAATTATTACTGGTATCGCAAATAGTTTGTAGATCATCATTTTGGACTACTACTGTTTCGTAACCGACCGCTTGCAGATACTTAGATACTCGATTTCCAATGTCAATAACTACGTCTGATTCCCTCAGACCAGTGATAGAGTTTACCGCACCAGGATCAGGATTACCGTTCGGCGCATGGCCGGGATTAATACAAATTTTCATAATGAATTCCTCCTATTTTGTATTTACTGTCATAATATACACTCAACGATTGCTAATGTGCATGACCATCCGAGAGTAACTACACCTCTCTATCCCCCATGCCCCCCACCCTTAGTCCATATTGAAGCAATATAATTTGCAACTGCGCCTGCAGCACCGCTCAATATGCCCACTGCCCAAAGAATACTGTCAATACGGTGGTGAGCTGATTTTGCAGAATCTGTATTATGAGTTATCTGCGTGGATTGATCATTGAGCCTCGTTTGGCAGGGGCAGTTTTGAGGGCACACGCCCTTGCCCTGAGTGTTTATTGTTTCCAGTGCGATAATTCTGCCGTTTTGCTCAGACATTTCTTTAGCATATGGCGCCATTGCGTCTGACACTGCCCCGCAAATTAATGATTTCAATGTTTCCGAATCAATTTTCATCTCTCCCATGCGCCACCTCCGAATGTAATTGTTTCAATTCACAAAACTCTGCCATAACCGCATCATGGGTTTCCTGGAGTAATTTTTGTTGTTTTTCACCCTCGATTTTCCCTGTTTTCGCCAGTATCGCTAATGCCACCAATTGTATGACTGTCTGGCTAATAAAATTTTGCCATTCAAGCATTGTTTGTGGCATTTGATAAGCCAGTGGCACAAACGCAATAAGGCAAAATAGCAATATACACGCGTTTGTGCCAAGACTATCAGCAATCCAAATAAATAATTTATTCACAGTTTACCTCCATAAAAAATAGACGCCTAAGCGCCTATTTTAAAATCTGGATAATTTGCAGTAATGTAAGCTGTTACTGGCTGCTGATAATCTGCAGGCAGTGAAGCAATTGTTCGTCTGTCATTAACCACCAGATTTGCGTAAATATGAGTCATTGCATCAATTACCATTATGCTTTCCCTCCATTCTCAACTAAATTAGCTACCATGGTCTGCGTGTCCAGCAAACTGCTGTTCAGTGTCTGATTTTGCTCATACAGATTAGCCGCCATTGTCTGCGCGTCTAGTAAATCGGATTGCGCTTTTGTAAGAGCCTGTTGCTGTAACGTTGGTTTTCGATATATATGCATCCTAACTCAATCCCCCTTTTATTGATTCCAAGCGGCTACAAATCCTGTAACTACAGGTACTTCAGCCACCCAGTTATAGGATATTACCAAGTTTTTACCTTGCGTAGCAACAAACGTAAAAATCCTCGAATTCGGGTCATACGACCATGAATTTACTGGATTTGTACCATCTGTCAACACAATAGTATTAGAGACTGCTGAATGTGGTAAAACAATCATCTGCTGACTACCTGTAGCAGTGCCTAGCGATGCGTTTGTGACCGTACCACCTGGCTTGATTAACTGCACCTTTACCGCCGAAACACCCTGCGCTGATTGACCTGGTATCTGATAGGTAAATTCGGTACTATTGATATTACCCTCATAGTTGTAGGTATCTGTACTACCCTTAACCATCGACACCCATGTTTCTGCTTGCCAATTGCACTGATAAGTAGCAAAAATTGTTACACCTACTGGAGCAGTAACAGATACTTGATTCGTGGCAGTATTGAAGTCGTATGATCCTGCTGGACTAGTTCCGACGTTTATTTGCAACGTATTATGGTTAATTCCTGTATCGGCTACTGCATTTCCATTTGAATCTTTTAGACCGAGCGTGAGAGTTTGTCTAACTCCGGTACCTGTACCAATTGGTATCATAGTTCGCTGAGTAGGCTGCGGTCTGAAGGACACAAATGCCGCCAACTGTGCATCAAATAATTTTTGGTGCTTAACTAAAAAGCGAACACCTGACATTCCTTCAGGAAATACTTCAGTATTACTCATAAGCTCTGCTAAAGTGCCAGAGACGCTAGCGTTATTGGTTCGATAATTTACGCTGACACTATTTACCTGAGCCGTTGAAGTACCTATTGACGGTGCAAGATATGTCGCTTGAAACTGGATTTTGCTTGCCTTCTGATTTGCTACAGCTGTGAGTGGCATAAATGCTGACCATACGCCTGCCTGTAATAATGATGCTGTTACTGCAACACTACCGCTATTTGTTGCCGTGACATTAGCTGTGGCATTAATTATGGTAGAATCTTGATTGGCAATAATGTAAACTGGAGAATTGGCGGTATAGGACGTTAAACTTTGATTTGAATGTCCAGTAATGCCTAGTTGCAGTGTAGGGTAAGCTGTCGACCCATCCCCCGGTGCTGTTAGAGCTATTGCAGGTGTAACTTTTTGCCCCACGAAACCCGCTACAGCTGTAATAGCTTGTAAATCTGCTACAGTATTACCTTCCGTTAGGAGTGACGTTACTGTAAGCGCCTGCGTAGGCAATACTGTAAGGGTTCCCACGCCAACTCCAGTTAATTTGTACCATATGCCGCCTACCTGAAAGGCCACTCTACGATCAGTACCCGCTGTTTGTTGTCCGGATGTAGTAAAACCATCAATTGAAGTAAAAGCTGTGCAATCAAGAGGTACTTGGGCAATAAGCAAGCCTGTCTTAGTAAGTGCAAAACTATCTGTACCATAGCGTATTGTATTTGTAGTTAACATTTATATCACCGCCCCTGTATAGTCGGGTGCTATAACGGTATTGCTGTACATAAAGCAGGTACCTGGGCCACCTGCGCCGCCGCCGCCACACCCAGGATTACCGCCGCCATAACCCGCGCCGCCACCATAACCATCTCCGCCATCTCTACCAGCAGCTTGCCCCGCGGAATAGGATTTACCCCCAAATCCACCAGTAGCCAGTATGGATATTAAAATAGTAAGAGCAAGTACATCCGCTACAATAAATAAAGAACACCCTGCAAGACCGCCATAACCTGAGCTATTCCCAAACCCACCAGTTAGCCCCGTTTTTGCACCTAATCCGGTACCATCAGCGTGACTACTGCTACCACCCCCGTCACCGCCCTTACTATATCCACCACCATCCCCCATATACCCCGTACCCGCAGTAGCATAGCCTGTTGCGATATTACCATAGGTACCACTATCATCTAAACCACCATTTCCACCAAATTGCTTACCATCTAAGATACCACCTAATCGGCTATTTGCATTTCCTGTTAACTGTTTAGTAATAAGCAGTATAGCACCGCCACCTTGGTTAAGAGGTAAATAGTCTTTTTGTTGCCCTGAACATTGGTTAGGTAAAAACGGTCTAACTACAGCATCATTTGGTAGGCCCTTTCCTGCCATATTGAGACTTCCACCTGAAATATCAATATTAGTATTAGATTTTATTACTAAAAGTCCACCAATTTTCTTAATATTATCCCAAGCTAAAGCACCTATATAACTTGAAGATATCGTTAAATTTCCAAAGCGTGGGATAGTAACTAATTGGCAAGAATAATCCACCAAAGATACAGCAAATGGAATAGGGGTAGCTAGTGTAACATTACTTCCTAATACACTTAGAATCTTTGTACAAAAAAACTTTCCTAATAACGTATTAGCTGTACCACTTGTTACTTTTGCGCTAACGTGGAACATAACTTCTGAACCTGCTACTATTGCATCATACGCCCCAGTAGATACATTTGAATTATTTATTGTTAGAACGTTACCACTTATTGCTATAACCGGAGCATAGCTGTTAAGTTGCCCTATAGGGTTAACAATATTACCTAAAATTCCGTCCCCAAAGTCTTTTATGCCCAATGTAGCTACAAGACGCGTCTTATCAGATATGCAATCTTGTGCATATAATCCTTCATCATTGGGGAGAGGGGTATTTGTGGCAATATAGCACCTGCCATAGCCTGCTCCTGCATTTTTACCTTTACTAATAATAGAAGGTAAAAAATTATTTATAGCATCTGCTACCATAAAAATAGTACTACCGCCCTTTACAGGAGTTGGAAGATTTACATTAGGACTATAAGGGTAGTATGCTACGCCTGCCGTTGTATTTCCAATACGAGTAGTAGCACCTCCTACGGAATTATCAATCAATTTAGCCCCTATAAAAACTGCACCATCACCACTATTTAATAAAAACTGTCGTGCTGTAATATGATTTTCCCAGCCCGTTGTTTTGCCTGTTGTAGTCATTTCCGTCTCTTGCGCTGTTAAGAGTCGTAGTGCTAAGTTAGCTACGGGGATACCCTTATCAACTAAGTTAATAGCCCCCCCTGATAGAACCAAAGCAGTTTTACACTTAATAGCTAAAATACCACCATACTTACTAGCTACACTATATACTAGTGGGGTAATTGAACCACTCGATAAAGTTAACGTATCAAACTGTGCTATGGTTATAGCTTGTACGACGTATGGTGTTAAATCTGCTGTAGTAAATAGCGTTGAGGGGTCTGCTGAAAGCGTTAATACTGAACCCGCTACAGCTGTAATTGTAGCCACCATATATTTACCTAGTTTTGTGGCGTCCGTGCCACTGGTTACCGCGCTAGCATGAATCATGATTTCCTTACCTACGATAAATGTTTCATAGACTCCTGTAGCTGGCGTACCAATTGTAATTTGGTTAGTACCAATAGCTGTAATAGGAGCATAACTATTTATCTGTCCTGCTGGGTTGGTAACTGCTCCTAATGTCCCAGCACCATAGCCGTTTGTAATTGTTTGATCAAAAGCCATTTTAAACCCTCCCTTAAACCAGAGTTACATTGCCGTTTGCGTCAAAAGCAATGCTACCTGATATCGTATATGATCCTGAATTTGCCTGCGAAGTGTTGAGTGCTGCCGTAACTGGATTATTGGCATTAACACCTGACCAAATTGTTGTTGGTGCCCATGTTGATACTGACTGATTACCTGCGCCCTGAGAACTGCCAGTACCTGGCTGTCCAACCGTACCCGCTACAATCTGCGCAGTTGTCCGATATAACATAGTTGCTGCAGTATTATAGGTACTGACGATATTACTGGCAAGTTGCGCCCTGAGAGTCGTACCGTTCTGGATCACCGCTGTAATCTGTACAGCTTCTTGGTTAACGCCATCAGTGACAGTGTACCAAGAGCCCTCGACGATTCCCTGTAATGTCGCCACGCCAATACTATTACTACCAGCACCAACACTAGTAACTTGACAGCTAAAAACGTCAGCGTTTGTGGTTGGCGTGAAGTCCTCGGCGATTAATGCATTATAGTCTGGATAAGTCTGCATTGCTTGCATATATAACGCCATATTAGATAATTCTCGGTTTGTCGCGTCGATCTGTGCTGCCATTACTGGAATTACGTTTGCATTTCCTCCTAGAATTGCGGATTGTGCGTCTGCTAATCCCATAGGATGAATCTTGCCATCAGCCGCTTGTTGTACCCAAAAATGTGTAGCGGTTGTTGTTTGTGGTCCGGTCTGCAACCAGTTTGGGTGTGGATTTGTATTATTGAGATGACCGGCTAGATCTATCTGAGTAGCAAATACTAGGCTCCCATTGAGTTGTGCCGTCACGTTGGAAGCCTGGCCAATTACTGTGACTATTTCTAAGATTTGTTCAACTACATCAGCACCGCCACCAGCTGGGATATAGTCCGCCGTATTACCGGCATTAGCTACTGCGTAAAGTATCTCTCCTAAATTCGGGTCTTGCGCCCAAACGCCAACCTCTCTCGCATAAAATCCGATGAGCACGTTGGCATTTTTGAGAACTGCCTGTAAATGTGACGTTCCGGTTCCAGTTACACCACAAGCTGCAATCGGGAGATCCATTTTCCACTCAATTAGCGACGTCAATGATTGTAACGTCTGGCCTAACGCTAGCGCCCCGTCACCAATCGATACACGGGTAAATTTTAATTGTATGCCGGTTTGAGCCTCATTTTGCAGCGCAAGACCTAGATTTGTCAAAGACATCCCATTAAACTGTGACAAATTGATTCCTCCTTTTTCTTATATAAAAATACGGCCACCGCAACGGATTACACCGCCAAAGTTGACCGTTTGTATTGCCAATGTTGGGACAGATAGCTTGATACGGTGCATACCGCCGATACGGTTAGTAATGCCGATAGCTATAGAGTTGTTAGCTTGCTTCGGCACTGAGAGCCCAATAGTTTGCCTGCCACCTTTATTTGTAGCAAACCCAAAATACAAACTCTTCTGACCATCAAGACCAACGGTGATATCTGTCTGAATCTGTATACCATCAAGCCATGACCGCGTATTTTTTACCGTATTAATCGCTTTTCTTAGTTGCGCATACGCGTTTTGATCCGCCATAACTCCTTTAGTCCTGATTTTAAAATGATACGGCTGACCACCATAATCAAACCATTCGAGCACTTCGCTTGGATCAAGAGCTGCACTAACAACTTCCTGAACTGCTGACGGCGTACCTTTACGCCTGTGCCAGTCGATTGACTTCAGTACCAATACCCGTTTTTTCTCAATTGCAAGCCCAGGCTCGTAAAAATCAACATGAAATTGCCAAGCAAGCTGATCTAAAATGTCCTCAGGTAGTTCATTGATTCGCGGAATTAAAATTGTTTGCTGAATAGCCATTGTCGTGGATTGTAGCTCACTGTCAATAGCGATTGCTGCAGCCTGAACTTGCGGATCATTTTTGATACTAGGCGGCAAAATATCAACTAATCGTATGGTATTTATATCAGTCGCCATTTTCGAGTCCTCCAAAAATAGCAGTCACGGTACCGACTATAGCAATTTGATAAGTTTGTAGTGCTGCATAAATCGGAGCAACCACACTCACATGACTAGCGCCGGCATTCGTTATCTGTTGGATTAGCGTTGATGGGTTTATCGATCTGCCTAATTTCGAATATTGCCATGTTTGATAATCACTGACGGCTTGTGTAACAGCCTGCTGAATAGATGTAGCCTTTGTTGCATTGTCTTGGCTGATGTAATAAGTCAGACTGATATTATAGCTGACTACTTCAGGAGCCACGACAATTACTTGATCTGTCAATGGCCGTATTGTTTTATCATTGCATACATTCAAAACCGTATTAAGCATATCTGAAGTTGGTATGCCACCATCAACCAGCAAGGGTCTGATTTCGACCTGCCCTGGCGATGGACTACGGACTGACACGTCAACAATATCCTGGGATGCTGTTTTCGCCCAAAAAATATAAGCCCCATCTGGGCCTGCTACGGAAAAGCTTTCCGGTGCCTCATGAATGCGCTCACGAAAATTATCATCTGATTCAATATCTGCCCCACCAGAACTGGTTGTTGTATTCATCACCGACTGTATATAAGGAACCGGATCAACAATCTTATTGATCTGACCGGCTAAGAATTCATTACCAATCACGCCCACCGTAGTGCATTTTGCTAAAACATCAACCGTCAGACTACCTGGTGGGATTTGTACGACTGCAGTTGTAGCAAATATGATATTACTAAGCGTGGCAGCTCTAGTTCCGATTGGAATAATGATCGTTTGCACTTGTACAGCAGACAGCGTGAATCTAATCATAGTTTCTGCAGACGAATCCTGCAAGCGCGTCGCGCCCACTAAAATACCAATATGATCAAGATAGTTTCCTGACGAATAAGCAAGTAGGTTCTGCTTTGCCGAGTAGTCAATTAGAATACGCTGTTGAACAACAATACTGGCTATTGTTAGAAGAAAAAGCCTGACTGGATCACCGTCTGCAAGTGTAGTACTAGTTAGGCTTTCATACATAGTGATAATATTTGATTCAATTGTTGTTGAATCGGTATCTGCAAAGGAAATTTGCGGTAAATTTGATAAGTTAATTGCCATTTATATAAAACCTCACTTTCGGAATCAGCTTGCCAGTCAGTGCATCCCCATCAAACTCAACACCAGTTACAACGGCGCGCGGCTCATATTTTCTAATTGCATCGACTACATTAACGGTGAATTGGCTTTTAGATACCGGGGTTGGTTTGTCGAGCATCGATGAATCTATACCAAATTCGCGATCCATGGGTACAGAAAATTTTGTAGTGCTGATAATCGTCCAGACGTTTTGAATAACCTCTTCATTCCCAGTAGCACCAAATTTAATAGTGGAATTACTAGCTGTCACAAGAAAGTCCTGCATCACTTACCACCTAACCGCTCAACATATTCTTTAAGGGTAATATCGACTGCAATTGTAAAAGCATTTCCCCTATTATCAAAATTGGATTGTACCTCAGAAATATTTTCAATTACCCATTTATTTTTACCAACGACTTTAGGACCGAGGACAAACGACATAACTTCACCAGCATCCCGCTTATCACGCAACTTTTGCATTTCTCTTTCGGGATTTATGCCAAGGGATACTGATAAATTGATCTTGAACGTAATTTGCTCCAACTCCGGCCCTACTAGCTCCAAAATCGGTTTTTGTCCGATGACTTCATGTGAGGCATACCGCATTTTCCCTTCACGTTTCAAGTCTTCAAAAGTAAATACTTTCTTGTCTGACACTTCGAAAGCAATGTCTCCAAGACTTCCTATTGCCAAGATAACGCCCCCTTATTTGTTTGGTGGAGAAGTACTGCCACCGCCGGACATAATGCCACCGTGAGTATGATTGATAAGTGATACTCCACTAACTATCACGTCCCCGCCAGTAGCATTGATCGTAACATTGCCTTTGACGTTTATATTCATGATGTGAGAGGCACGATCATACTCAATTAATGTTCCATCAGGGAAAGTTATATTTGTTTTGTCTGCTGAAACTACTGGCAAAGCTAACGTGAGCGGGTAAAACGAGCCAATCACAAACCCGCGTTGCATTCCATTCGGCAAAAATATGCAAACAACATCCTCACCGACATCTGGCAAGCAATAAAATTTATTTTTGAGTGATCCCTGGACCAGTACCGGTAGGTCATGGGATACCATGTTGCCTTTATCGGCAAATGCTACCCTAACTGTATGCTTTGCTGGATTGACCGACGATACTTTGCCATACCGGATGAGGTTCTGAAAGGTCTCATCCTGCCCTTTGCCTTTACGGCTAGTATCCATTCAAACACTTCCTTGCTTCGATACTGACAGAATAGCCTGCAGTAACTTTGTGCGTCGCTTTTGAGATGATATATTTACCATCGAACGCCCCAAAGCCGGAACAATCCGTCGTTAATCCAGCAAGGAGGCGCAGATCTCCGACAAGTTCTAGGTCTCCGACAGTTTCCTCTTTATTAGCTTTTCGTAAAGCATTTTTTGCTTTCGTTGTCGCCCTATCACTCACCTTCAGTCACATCCTCTTCGTTATCTTGGCTGCCACTTTCCTCAATATTGCCATTATTTTCGTCATATTCATCCAGCCAGCTTTCGGTATGCTCGTTCGTATTGATCATTGCCCCACTAGTACTGTTTGGATCTGTGTACTCGCCAGTAGTGGTATGCCCTGTCAGTGGATCAGAATAGGTAACCTTTGCACTTTTTGCGGTGCCGACAGTTTTAGTTTTGAAGGAATATCTCATCACAAGCCCACCATCGCGTTTGATTTCGCAGATAGTCGGATTAGATTCATATGTCCGTTCATCGAAAACGACAAGTTGTTTGTCAGTCACTTTTAATGAAAGACAGTCTTTATCACAAAGTTGCTGTAAAAAAGCTAAGTCAGAAGTTTCAACCTGATCCACACGCAAATAGGAAGGATTTGATTTTGATTCAAATAACAATGTCAGATTTGCAGTGCCGGCAATATCCCCCGCGATTTCCTGTAAACTAATCTTTTCCCATGCCCGTGTTTTGGTTTCGCCGCGCGCCGCTGATCCGATTGGCACTGAAACCGCTTTAATCGTTACTGTATGAGGTGGCCCAGCGTGTTCAATTTCATCGACCGAAAAACTACCGCAAGGCAACGTAGAGGTTTGATATCCATCATAAGCTACGATTGACGCCGTTATAGTGTCGCCCTTAGTTGGTAACCAATCTTTCATCCAAAGGCCTTCCCTGTCTTCAAGTTTAATTTGAATATCATCGGCTTTTTTTGACTCATTATCCGTATACTCAAAAGATAATAAAAAAGGCGCAATGTCCTGTGAAATATTTTTACCGTTATAGACAATATTTACAGTCGTTTTTCTTGCTGTCGGCATCAGATCACCTCTTCCATGGCGGTAAATTCGTACTGACCAATACCGGCACGTCTGGAATAGTTAGCACGATATTAGCTGGGAAAATGACGGTTTGGTTATACCGTGAGTTCGCTTCAATAATAAGATGCATATATTTTTCATTGCCCATTTGGTTGTAGGCTATTGAGTCCCACATATCGCCCTGCGTTGTGGTATACATTTTAGGCATAGCTTACACGCTCCTGCTGTGACGTCCAGGCATTCATTTGCTGCTCGAAACTGGATTTATCCTGCTCAAGAACCGGCTTTAATTCTTGTGCCGATGCATTTCCCGCGTTAATGTTCGGCGAATAAATAAAAGTATGGCCACTAGATGACTGTGATTTGCTACTGGTGATTGATGGCTTTAAAGCCGCAAATCCGGTGGGCTGTTGCTGGACTCCCATCATTTGATTCGCTCTTTGCAGTAAACCCATAGATCGCGAAGATCTATTCATTGGGATTATGGCTTCTGGACCAGCCTCAGCTACCAAACCTAAATGCGGACGGGTGAATATACCCCCTGCGGCATGTGGTGTCGCTCTGGGACCATCACGACCTCCGTCAGAAGGTGCACCGTCACTACCACTGAACATATTTTTTAGCCATGCCGCTTGATTTTTAAACCAGTCCATAATCCCTGAGAATTTATTTTTAATACCCAAAACAAATCCGTCAAACGCTGACGCTGGATCATTCCACATATTAATAAAAAAAGTTTTTATCGTTTCCCAATTCGCAACTAATAGATAACCAATAGCAATTAAGCCTGCGATACCTAAGATCACCAATCCAATAGGGTTCATCGACATCACGACATTTAACCCTGCCTGCGCTGCCGCCCACAGCCCTGTAGCAATCCGAATAGTTCCCACAACCGCATAATAGGCGACTAATTTAGCTATTGAAAACAAGCCCCTGCCAATCGACATAACAACATTTAAAGCCGTTTGCGCTGCCGACCATAGTTTTGTAGATGTTGCTAATGTCTTCACTGCACTGCCAAAAGCCATAATATCTTTACCAGCAGATATGGCATTTTTGCCCATACTAATAAAGGCCATGCCTGTTTTCAGTGCGACTAAGGCGCCGAGTGTGTATCCTAAATGATTTACTGCCGCCTGTACAATCCAATTATTTTTACCAAAGTTGATCATAGCCTGAGAAATGATTCTAACTTCTTTGATTAAATTTATTGTAGGAGGTATTGCAGCTTTTAAGCTATCTGCAAAAGATACAGCAAAGGCCTGTATATCACCCCGATTTGTTGCAATGACCTTCATTAGCTCTTCCATGCCACCAGTTAGCGCAGGCATGATTGCACTGCCGACAGTTAATTTTGCGCCTTCAAATACGGTACCCATGCGCTTTTTCATTTTGCCGTATTCGCCCGCTTGCTTGATTGTTTCTTCCGATAAAACGAGTCCTAATCGCTGGGCTTCATCACGAAGACTTTTTATCCCACCCACGCCCTGTTTGAGCATAGGCATCATTTTGAGACCTTCCTTGCCAAACAGGCCGACAGCTATGCGCGTTCTCTCTGCTGGATCAGTTACGCCACTTAGGGCTTCGGTAACTTTCATAAGTGCCTTATCGGGACCCATAGCGTTCAATTCTTTCGCCGAAAGGCCTATCTTTTTTAATTCAGCCCCTAATCCGCTTTTACTACCATCTTTTGCTTTAGCTAAACTTACAACCATTTTGTTCATACAGCCATTGAAGCTATCAACATCCATGCCTGACATTTTCGCCGCATAACTTAACTCTTGAAATCCTTCAGCCCCAAATCCTAGTTTCATCCCGGCTCTTGCCTGCGTTGCAGTGGACATTACATTGTTAGCGAGTCCCATGGCCGTTGCATAATAGCCGGTGACTGCAGCTGTGCAAGCACCTGCGGCAATAGCTACCCCTTTAAACGCCGATACCGCCGACGTTTTAAATTTATCCGCCGCCGCATTCAAATCAGCATAGACAACCTTTTTTGCTCTCAATTTATCCATTTCTGCACCAAGTTTCCGATGATGCTCGGCTAGTTGTATGGTAGATACACCAGCTTCCTTCATTTCCGCTCGTGTTCGTGACAATTCTTTCTGCTGGTCAGACAATTTGCCTTTCAGCTTTCCAGCTTCATCCTTCGCTTTACTAAATGCCTTTTCCATCGTTTTTGTTGGATTTTCAGCCGCTTTCATTTCAATTGCAAGAGCTTTAACCTTTGCCTGGGCTGATTGGAATTGCTTCTCAGTACTAAGTAATTCACGCTTTAAACTGTCGAAACGAGTAACTTTACCCTGATCAACGGTTAATTTCTTAATTTGGCCATCAACATTTTTAAGTTGTTTTTGTGCCGTCATAAAGGTAGAGTGAAAATTTGAGCCTAATTTTCCGGCTAATTGGAATGCGATTTCGTATATTTTAGCCATTCGCATCACCTTCTTCGGTGTTTTTATTTATAAAATCGTACCATATCATCAGTTTTTTGAGCGGAATTGAAACCCAATAACCGATCCCCGTATAAGCATCCGATCGGCAAAGATTTAGGCAGACAATTCGTACTGTCTGCCCAGGTTGTTTCCCAATCCCTATACGTTTAAAAAACTTGCCGACTCCTGTGTGGCCTTCGTAAAGTCTCTAGCCGATAGTTTCCGCATCATACCGTAATCGATATTAGCTGCTCTCGCAAACACCGCTGCATTGTAGGCTTTTGATAGGTCAATGATCGGCACGACAACCCCTGCCATCGTAATTTCAGCTTCAGCAGTTAGCAAATCATCACCAGTAAGATTGTCAAAATCATATTCTAACTCATCATAGTGTTTGCCATCGTAATCGATCGGCTTTTTTAGTTTTAATTTCATGTTGTCCTCCTTAGCTTAGTCCCAGGTCACTACGAACACTGGCCAAATAATCAACACCATTGATAATACAAATGAAATTATATTTATCAATTTCAATAACCACATTGCCATCGATGGAAATTTTAATATAACTGACTTCAAATTCGTTTTTGGTATCAGTTTGGCCACCAACAACCAATTTACCTAGAGACGTTTTCTTAGGTGTTGCTTTGCACGTAATTTTGACAGGCTGCGTGCTAAAAGTTCCCGCACCAGCGTCATAAATCTGCTGACTGCCACGGAATTCAAGATTGTGCGCAGCAGGAGCAGCGAGTTGAATAGCTTCTGGTTTAATTGTACGCCAGCTAATTGTCAAAGCCATTGCGGCGTAATGGCCTAAAATTGGAGCGTCAACTTCACCAGCAATCCCTGCCCCTTTAACTTTTTCGGTCAATGTGTCAAGAGACGGAAGGTCTACACCAGCAGTCCCGAGCAGCGTACTTGCGTCTAAATATACCATGTAATTAATCATATTTTCAGGTAGTATCAATTAGCTCACCTCCTATTTAAACAGCGTCGATAGATACGACGTGTCATATTCTAAAATGTCCTCAATATCCTCAGCCGGAGTCGGCGGTGTCATATGAGTATGAAAAGTCATACCACCATTCAGCAAGCTTGTTGTTGGATTTTCAGTTGATAGAAATTCTACGCGCCCACCTAGGATAAACCCTCGTGCTGCCAACCCATTCATTCGTATATTTTCACTATCGACGATACTTTCGACAAGCACCCTGTTCATTGGCTTGTCTACTTTCTGCCAATAGGTTTGGATGAATGTATTGCCCTGCCAGTCAAACATACGCCGGATAGAAAGGAAAGAATCCTTAGGGTCAGTGTTTGCCGGATAAGCTGCTGTCCGGTTTCCCCATAGCTTCCAACCACCAATCCAATTCAGTGCCGTTGCAATGCCCTGACTGTTTAAATAGTTTGCTTCATCAATACCAAATGTCACTTCAGTTCCATCTGCCAGCACTAAACTATTCATTTGTAAGTTTTTATTGGATGGCGATTCGTAAGGTATGTCATCATTACCACTATCGATCAGACAGTTCAGTCCAGCTACCTGCGTGGACATGTGGAATACCTTTTCACCTAGGCTGACTTTTGGCCAGCAAACATATTGACGCGAAAACACGTAATTATTTGTATTTTTCCATGCTGGTGCATCTGAATATTTTTTGACAATATCTGTTGGTATGTCAACTAGTGATATACACCGAAACACGCCATTAATTGATCCGGCCTTCGCTTCCATAACAGCCGCTACTTCTGGTTTGGTAGACCAATACGGGGCACATATCTGACCAGGTACGACCCGATATTTAGGGAATACTTGGCTAATCAGTTCTAAGCCTTTATAACTACCAGTAGTAATATCTACCCCGCCAATAATATCGGCTGAAGTAACCATTGTTGGATCAAGTTGCGTATAGCTTGCAAATAGCGGTGCCGTATCGGTAGTAATTGTCCCTAATTTGATCCTCGAAATAATCAAAGTACCATCGTCGGCAAATGTCGCCGTGTAGTCAGTCCCACTCGCTAACGGCAGTCCTCCCGATGTTATTGAAATTTTCAAGGTACCCATTAAAATCCCAGCAGGTAATTTGCCTTGCCCAGCAGATAAGTTTAAATTAGCTGTAGCTGGACTCACAATCGTTTTGATGTGTTTCCCCTGGTCTATAACATTCACAAATACAATCGGAGCCACAGCAAAAAGCGAAAAATGCGAGTACATGAATTCGCATAGGGTGTATTTCCCCCAATCATCCGAATAACCTAGAGCCGCAACGGCTTCAGCATATGTGTAAGCCAATACTGGCTGATTCGTTATGCCTTTGCCGTCAGCTGCTAAATTGATCGGCGCTGTGCCAAAAACAACAGGGATGCCAGCACTGGTCTGCACTGGCGGTACGATTGAGGTTGGAACCTCGGATATATAAATTCCATGTCTAAAACCCACCTAGATCACTCCTTTCCAAGATGATTTATAACTGTTAGATATTGGCTTGCTTCCACGCTGCCTTTTTGTCCCAAAGCTATGCGTATTTCTGCAAAGTTAACAACTGGAACAAACAACGAATTAATCGCTGGACACTCTTTCGCAAATTCTTTAATGCGCTCTGGTAAGCCGCCAATAAAGACCTGATACTGCCTAAGTCCCCATTTAGGTGGCAGTGTCGGTCCGCAATATATCAATTGAACATTTACTGGTTGCTCCGCAGGTATTTGTTCTTCATCCAAAATATTTTCCTCCTATTCATAAACCCATATCAAAAATTTCCTGTACCATTGGCACGATATATGGTATTGTCATTTCTCCCTGCCAAATTGGCAATCCGGTACCATCAGGCGCTTTCCACTTTAGTGGATAAGTTGCTCTATACCGATTTGCCAGCATTGGTGCTGCGTAAATTTGCCTCTGAATCATAGCCATCACATTGATCGTATTTCGTGGCCCAATTTGCGGGTCAAATGATACTGTACGAACGGCAATAATCATTTTATTTATAGCCTTAGATTGATTTTCGGCTATATTCCAGTCCGATTCGCCTTCATCATAGCGGACTAAGATGCAAAATTTTTCATAATCTTCAAGTTCATCCGTTCGTTTTGGTGGCAAAAATCCTCTTATAACAGTCAATGGCCATAGAATTCCTTTTTCATCTTCAACCTGATAACCATTGACTGCATTGCTAATAAAATCACATAAACCATCTAATAACAAAGGATCAATCATATTTTGTTTTGCCACCTCCTAATATAAACGCTATTTCATGATCGATACGTTTTTGGAATCGATCATTCGTACCATCCATAATATACTTTTGTATAACTGGCTCATCAATCATTTGGGGAATTGCTGGTCCATACAACTCTTTAACTGGCAGCCGTTGCTTTCCAGCTCTAAGCGCAACACCAACCTGCCCACCTGACATCCTCATGATGAACGCTCCCGGGATTGGTTTACCTCCTGATTGTTTGACCGATGCCCGTAAAACTACGCCCGGCTTTTGTTGGCCGGGCTTATTTGGCGTTACGCGAAACTGAATTAATGGAATCTTACTGCCTTTTGCACTTACCGATGCTTGAAGATTGGTTTTTGAGTGTGTAGCTTTTATGACTTTCCTGACTTTTCCAGCTTTAATATCATAGGTGCTTGTCACCTGCGTTACTATGTCTGTTTTTACGCCATCAATAGTACGATTCAGCGCCCTCATAATCGCTTTAGGCGCACCATTTTCAATGTGACTGAGTGCAGTATGCGCCTTGACAATTTCAGCACTAAGATCAATCATACGTCCGGTACATCCACACGGATTTCAAGCATTCCCATTTCATCAATGCATTTGGCAACGTTATATTGTTTGCCGTCTAGAATCAGGAGTTGCCCCCGGATTGGCTTTCTAGCAATATCTGATTTGCTCATAAAAATAGTGAGTGACGAATTATATACGCCATCCCACTGCTTTTCATATTTATCTGATATAGTTTTTTCAACAACAACGACAATATCATATGTAACGCCTTCAAGTTCAATCTTATGCTCATCCGCAAATTCATCAACATTCAGAAACATACGTACATTTGCTGCAATCTGCTCTTTTATTGACAAGATATCACCCCACCATTACTTTATAGCTTGATCCATTTGTGCCGCTCATGACTACGTTATTAAACTCTAAAAACGAGTCGTCAAATACCTCCGCAATTTGTAATGTATTAGTTAAACTCGAACTGCCTTTTACGCTAAATGTTAGAGCTGCAGCACCTGTATTTTTTACTACTAACCGAGTCATTACACTGGAAAACGTTAAAGTATCGGCAGATGTCCCTGCAATAGCTCCCGTGATTATTTTTTGTAGCGGAGGTTTGTTTGCCAATACTCCATACACATACTCTGCCATGTCAACCACCCTTTCAAAAAGAGATTAGCAGGGATTTCTCCCTGCTATAATTTAGTTATTGAATTTTATATATCCGATTGTAACGCCAGCTGATTTTGGTTTTGCAGCATAGCCAATAAGTATATTACTAGCGACAACATTTGTCAGACAACCATTTGTAGTGTCCCAATAAAGTTTATCAAGAGTTGCCCAACTGATTGCTGATGCCGCTGGAAGTTGGTATAAACCATGAACAACCAGTGGCCCAGTTGCACCTACGGCAATCCCGTTGCCAGTTACGACGCCGCAAGCACCCGTACCGATTACTACATCTCCATTATTCAGCGTAGACGCGCCACTATTGGTATAATCTAAAATATCTCCTTCTCCGATATAAACGCCCGTAGGATTAGTTGCACTCATTTATCATTACCTCGCTTTTTTATTAAAATTGCGCCGTTAGTAAACGACGCATCGATCATTTAACAGATTTTTAATTACGCACCAGGATTTTTAAATAAACCTCTCCAGTCAAGAGCCTTTACGCCATACTCAATACGGATTTTATAGGTTACACCATCGGTTTGGAATCCATTTTGCTGTTCAATGTAAGGAGTATCTTGGCCGTTTAAAAATGCTACCTCAATGGTATCAGTAATAGACGGATCAGATGCTAAATACCAAGCAGCAGGATTGGAAACATCCAGCAATGGATCAGTAACTAATTGAACAATATCTTGCAGGACGTTCACCGCTCCAGCATTGGGCGCAGTAGGATCAGCAACAGATTGTAGTAACTGTTTGGCCCCAAACATTAACGCAACAGGAGACAATAGGAATTTAGGACGGATATTAAGAGGTATATTGGTTTTTAAACCCGTTTGTAACATCATTGATTGGATAGCTGCCTGCAAACTAGCTTTCGATGGCGCTTGTTTTAAAGCTGTTGCAAGATTGCTATGGGTCGGATCAAAAAGAGCCGTACTATCATAGCCCATCTTTGGATTGCTATTTAAAACAGAATATACATCCTGATTGATTGCCATTCGAGCAGCGGCTGCCCAACGGGCTGGAAAGTCAACCAGAGCATGCATATCATCATTTAAAATATCCTCACGGGTGATAGTAAACAAATTACCTCGTTTAGATAACTGAATCCACTCGCCGGCGTCTGTTAAGGTAACAAGTTTGTATTCAGATCCTTTACCGACGTTATCCAGTAACGGTACTTCGGATAACTGCGCCCTCAATGCTGGTTTGTAATCGTTAAGCGTTCCGTGTTTAGTCCATACAGGATAAGTTACAGGTGCGTATTGGTAAGCGTTTTGCATGGCCTTATCAGCTACATTTTGCAAAATATACGAGAATACGGAGGATTGTACCATTTCGCGGCATAATAAGTCGCGGTCGAAACTTTCAAATCGTTTACCTGTTTTACGTTCGTGGATTACGCGACCTAAGTCCATCAATGTTACTCCGCGCAATGCTTCATAGCCTGGTGCTGGTTTTTCAATCTTCATACCTGAACGCCATTTTAAGGCATCGGCTGCAGCAGCGCGGAATTTTTCTTCATCATCAGCAAGAAATTCAATTGATGGGGTTTGGGGAACTGCAGGAACCGCGCGACTTGCGATATCATCCATGATTGCTTTACGAGTTGCATCTACGGTAATTTCCTTACCAGTAAATTCATCCTCTTTTAATTGAGTCTGATTGCCAAAACTTCGGAACATGGCGCGAATTTCAGTCACCCTTGCGCGTTCAGCTTTCACAGATTCGTCTTGTGCTGCCTTTATTTCAGTAGTGGTTGTTTTCATTGTCTTTCCCCCTATACTTCTTTTTGGTTTATCATTCTCGGTATCTTCTTCGGAATCTTCAGGATCATCATCTTCATCTGGATCGTCTGTGGTTTCTGGATCATCCTCATTATCAGGATCTTCACCCTCGTCTTCATCAGGCGGCTCTGGATCAGCGGCTTTTATTTTGCGTTCAATTGCCTTTTCTACCATCTCGCCAATTTTACGCTCAATATCGTCTGCACTACGCCCAACACCCACGCTGGCATCTGCTGGAATACTAACAATACTTATTTCAAACGGCTCCCATGTACGAGCAACTTCACAAGGCCCTTCATATAATCCACACGTTGACATTGCCCCATCGTCTACGGATTCCCAAACTGATACACGATAGCCAACTGACACGCCTTTCAGTGTGCCGCTTAACACTTTTTGATAAATAATATCGCTTGCTTCATCGGTATCAAATTGGATATTAGCTGTCCCCTTCATGGACTTACTATCAATCGCTGGATTCAATACCTTCCCAATCACTTGATTAGGATCGTGATTAAATAAAGAAACGCCAATATCACTCAAACGAGTAAGATCAACGTTTCCAGCAGCATGCCCTAATATTTCGTTATAATCTCCGTCCCACCAATCATATCGCCGCACACTTTGATCGCTAGAAAATGACACTGGCACTGTTCGCGTCTCAATGTCGATACTCTTGGGATCAATGGATACGTCACGATAAAACGACTGGTTAATCATTCTTTTCTTGTCTTTTCCCATTTATGTCCTCCATTTCCTTGACCTGCACTTGTACGACACCAGTTGCAGCATCAATATCAATACCATTTTCTTTAAGCAAAACGCGTTCTTTAGCTTGCTGTGTAATAATACTTTTATAATCCTTACCTTGTTCAGCGCAAAGTTCCTCTAATGTTGTCATGCCCATTGCATACTCCATTTTACTAGCCTGTATGTCCTTAAGAGGATCAACCCAATCCCATCCAGGTGGTAGCCATTTATGTTTTAGATATTTACTCTTATTTGTGAAAAAATCAGGAATTTTTAAACGTCCACACATAACCGCTGAGGTAATAACCTCTTCGTAAACTTCGCGGTTACAGTGATCTATTAACCATTTCTGAATTGGTTGATAAGTTTTCCTATCCTCTAACATACTGTGACGAGCAGATGAATAGCTAACCTGCGAAACATCGCGACTTGTTGACTCGTAACTTAACCCCTGACCAGCAGAAGCAATACGGTAATTTGTTTGCACAAAATCTCTAGTATTTGTATTTATACCTGATGGACTAGCCACATTCATTTTTTCACCAGGTAGTAAGTATTCCATCATACCAGGTTCTAAATAATCTTTACGGTGCTGGTTCTGATCTTTTTGCATTTGCCCAGTTCTTCCAATCATACCCTGCGGCGTAGTCTCAATAAACATAGCAAAGCAGGCCGATATACGAGCCTTAACCCGTTCGGCCTCTAAGTAATCACCAATATCTTGTATTGATTCAATGCTAGATGATAATAACGATATACCCCGAACTTGTGTAACCCTCTGTTTCGCAAAGAGATGGATAACCTGCTCGGCTGGTATTCGCATTGACTTTACATCATAAATGTAATAATCCAAGGTAGATTGTCGGAACCAATAAGCTACTGGTCTTAGCATGGTATCAACTTCAATGCCTGAGTAAATCCGATTGCCATTCTCATTATTCTCAAACAACGTGGTATCAAACATATCCGCTTCTATGAGTTGCAATCGAAATGGTATAAATTTTGCAGTTGGATCGTGAATTTTAACAATTGCAATATCGCCGTCAACAATAGTACGCCTGAGTTTCATACGAAGCATTTCTGTAAATGTTAATTGCCCAGTTACATCACAGTTTTTTTGTTCACACCATTCTTTCCATACATCTTCTAACTGTTGATTTAATTTATCATCGTCAGTTTTAGCCTGCACGTTGATACCTAAGCCAATTACATTTCGTTCAAACGGATTAATAACTGATTTTGCAATGTCATTATTGCGTTCAAGGTCACGGGCGATTAATAGTAGCCGCTGTCGATAAGGCTTATCTACCAATTCACCACTGCCCCATGCTGCATTCCAACGATTGTTAAACCGATTAATCATCCCCGCATCGTAGTTGCGTTTTTTTTCAACTACATCAATTGCCGTTTGATATTGCAGTCGCTCAAGTCCAGCTTTTGGCGATACATAAGAGATTAATCGACCAAGGATGTCCATGGCGGTATACCTCCTCGACGTGTAGGCCATGCCGCATAGGCGCGAGTTGTGCCACCCAATGATAGATTTTCATAAACTACCTCTTGTTGAAGATTTTTTCGCATGGCTTGCAATTTACTTAAGTCAGTTTTACGATACTTGCGTTGACCGATACTAAGTTCTTCAGCACCTGACAGCAATTCAGCGATAGCTAGTTCAACCTGTGTTAATAAATCTTGAGCACTCATGATTAATAACCCCCTTTCATTTGTTTACGCATTGCCTATCACCTCCTTGCGGCAAAAAGAATAAGAAACACATTCAAGTTGTCACCTTATGATTTATTTCTAAATAAGTAAACATTACTAGACACAGCACTATCGGCTCCCATGTGAACACCGTCATTAGCAATAATTCCAACTATGCACGTCATTCTATTCTGCCCCTTCCAGGGACTTAAACCCAATCAACTTTCCATCATCGTCAAATTCAGCGGCGATATAACCAGATTCATTTTCATTAACTCCAAACAGGCCATTTATAATACCAAGTAAACCGATCTCATATCTAACCGGTTCTCCTCCATAAATATGGCGTCTTTGAATTGCCTTAACTTGAATCGTTGGATGCCCTGCTAATTCAGCATTGCACGGAACTCGGTTATTAATTAACCATTGGATAGTTCTGGCATCAAGTTTAAATGCCTCATTAAGCACCTCAATAGCCTGTTCGATTGTTATACTCTTCTTTATTTCTTTTGCCATAATTATTGTCACCTCTTCATCCAATTTCCTGTATTGCCCCGACTCCCTGTATCACCTAACCACTTATTACTCTGTTTCGGATCTGGCTTGCTCATTACAATCTCAGGTTCTTGCAAATACCTCACCCCCGCAATCTCTGCTGCAAGTGCACAGTTAACTTCAACATCAAGCATGTGATTTTGTGCATGGCTACTAATCGGCTGCCATTCATACGTAACACGCCCTTTTTTGTCTTTGATTTCGTTTTTTTGTTCAGCGCAGATCATGTCAGCATATCGCTGATCGCATCCTTGATAAACATTCCATGATCCTGGTATACCAGGCGCAATCGTTAAACGACCGGCTACAAAATCTTTAAATTGATTCGAGTCAAATACATATAGCCGTAACCCAGCATATTTATCGATCATTGAAACGCTGTGTCGTGACCGCATTGGCTTTGACGATCCCTTAGTCGGCAAGCACACGTCCATATGCATCGCGCAAAACTGGTATACTTCATCAGCATTATATCCAGAGTCAATACATGCAAGATTAATATGCGCAACTTCGCCCCAGATAGATGGATAAGGTCTGTCCATAATTGTTTCTATCTCGGCCCATGTTTCAACACGTCCATAATCAACGAGCCACGATGTTAATTTTGGACCCCATGCACGAACTCCCCACCAGAAATGATTCAGCTGTACGTCAACGCCTAGCGTAAGTAACTGCGCTTGTTCAGGGAATGTACCCCGTTCATATTCAAGTTGTTTTTCAAGAACGATATTAGCCTGCATTTTACTTGATTTATTTTCCCACGGTTCGGCAAGCCACGAGTTAACGAAGTTCATTAGTTCTTCAGGGATATCTTTCGACGCTAAGAACTTCGCAGCTACATCTCCAAAAGTTACCCATGGCGAATAAATTGAATTAATATGGAATCCAACAGACCGCACACGACCAATTGGGGTATTCTCTGCCTCCCAATCTCCCCTGCGGAGCATATCCATTTTATGCCGGTCATCAATACGACCTTGGCAATGTTCGCATTCATACCATGCTGAAAATTTAACTAAAGCAGGTTCGACCATGCCTTCTGGCCATTTAATGCCGCCGCTTTCACCTTTCTTTTGCGGTCTGAACTTCAATATTTGTCGGTGCCCGCAATGAGGGCAGGCAATTTTATATTTAAATCTCGCATCTGCACTCTCATAAGACCGCCAAATGTTCCCTGTTGCAACTGTTGGCGTTGACACTTTAACAATTTTACTATTGAAGAAAGTCTTAGTCCGTTCACCAGCAAGCTGTATAGGACTCCCTTCGTTACCAGACCATTTTGGAAACTTATCAACCTCATCAAAAAAGACGTATCGAACAGGTCGAGACGCCAAATTAGAAGGAGAGTTTGCACCAAGAAGCGCAATATACATATTATCAAATTGTAATTCGAGTTTTTCACTCGCTCGCTTATCATATCGACCTGCAAGGGCTGGCGAGAGTTGAATCATTGGCTCAAGTCTATTCTCACTTGTAAACTCTGCAAGTTTATCTGTTGGATAAACAATGACCATTGGCCCTGGATCTTGATCTATAGCAAAACCAATCATATTTTGCTCAGCAACCGTCTTACCCAATTGCGATCCGCCGACAAAAGTAATATCTTTAATCTCTTCGTCATTGAAAGCATCCATAATACCTTTTAAATATGGGGTTCTTTCAGTTCGCCACGGCCCTGGCTGAGCAGAATCCTTTTCGCCAAGGATGCGAAACTTGTCAGCCCATTCAGAGACTGTTAATTTTTCTGGAGATTTAAATATGCTTAGTGTTTTATCTATAAACACATGCCAATTATTTTTTCCTTTGGACGTACTCGCCATTTTCTGCGATTTGGTCAAGCGCATTATACACGACATTATCAACCACCTTCTTGGCTACTAGCGCAGACTCTGGATCTAAACTATTTAACTCTATCGCTATGTTATGCCCCATCGCAAGGAACGATTTTTTCAGAACCATAAATAGTCTTTTTAAATCAGCGGCTACTTCTTCAGTTGCTATATAACGACCTTCTGTTACTGCTAACTTAATTGCTTCTTGCGCAGCCTTAGATTCTTTCCAATCTGCTTCCGCTGTAATTTTTCTTATCTCAGGACTTTTATCGCCATCTTTAGAACCTGCACCATTTTTCCATTCAATTAGTTTTTTTATATCCCATTTGCCATAGCCTTCTTTTGGAGCTCCGCGCTTTTCCCATTCAGAGAGAGTTCTCGAACTTATTTCAAAAAACTCGCAAGCTTCAGCATTTCCGCGAACCCACCATTTACTTGATGTCTTAGAGGATGTGTCTTTTTGTGGTGGACTTTTTACACTATTCTTAGTTGGCAAGTTCGAACCTCCAAAAATATATTTTATCCAGACGAATGTTGGGATTCGTTAGACCCGCAACTACCCCACCCGGTCAGGAAGTACCTTTTGTTTCCAGGAGACGCCTACCACCATGATCGCCGCACCACCAATCTCTTACCATCGACCGCAACAAGACACACGCCCCACCATGTAGCACTAGCATTAATAGCCCCAAGTATGCTAAGCGTATAACCATCGCCATCATTAGCATCCTTCCATTGGCACGGGCTAGTCTCAGCGCGTTGTAGGTCAGTTGTACGCCAGCGTGGCTTTAATAGTTGTTTGATAAGTGACTGCATTACCAACACCCTCCCGCTATCTCTCCCCCAAAAACTTATCTAAAAGCTTATTACCCATCTTCCTAAACCTCTGATATGCTTCATTGCCTGGATCATTACTCGGTCCTAGGTAATCCTTTGGTGATTTACTTAACGCAACCTTATACATGTTAAAAGAATGATCGGCTTTAAGGTTACGAGCAAGACCACTAGGTCGTTCATCTGCCAGCAGTAATTCACGTAAATGCCTATGCTCTATAGCAAACATTGAGTTATAACAAAGCATTGCCCAGTAGCATTCTTCATGTGTTGGCATATGGTTGTCTTTGGCTGATTCGATTATCTCGTATAATGTTCTCAATTAATTCCTCACCTTCCACATTTTATAAAGTCAATCGGTTCACTATTTCTCATCATCTCTTTATACTCAGCCTCATACTTGCGCTGATACGACAAACAAACGAGGTCTGTACTAAGACTGATTTTCTTAAGCTTACATCCATCGTTGCCGTTATGATTCTTGCAACCAATCTCAGGACAATTTGCTATTACATCTATCACAGTACACACCTCTCTTGTTTTTTTGGTAAAAGAAAAGCGCCCTATTCGGACGCTTAGACTTATATAACGCTACCAAGAACTTTATGTTTTAAAAATTTCCCATAATCCTTTGTTACCACCAAAATATCGATTGGTCCACCACAAGTAGCTACACCATCTTTAAATCTTTCATACTTTATAGTTAGGTCAATTAAAAATTCTGCTAAATCAACTGCATCTTTAAGTGGCATGACATCAAACCATATATATGTTTGGGGGTCTAATACTAGCAATTTAGAGATTGCCAATGTTTCACCCTTCCAAGAAATCCCATAATTAGGATTACCATTTTCATGTGGAATATTTTTATGGATAACTGTGGCCGATGTTATTTCAGCAAAGTATTGAGTATCATTATTTTTGTAGCCTACTAAAAAAAGAATAACACCATCAGCATTGTTTTCTTTTAGGCTGTTCATTAACCTATTGGCAATTTCCTCAATAGATTCAGAGCCAGTTAACTGTTCTATTTCGAATTTGCGCAAGAAATCTGCTATTGATGAATTATTAATAAAAGCACTTCCACACGTTGCTATACCAACACGCTTTTTTGATAGTAAGAAAACTTTTTGATTATTATCACTTAGTGAATATACTTCTTTAATTCCATTTCCTCTATCAGCGGTATGAGTAATCCTGCTATCTCCTGTAAGGACTATCCCTTCGGGTACATAAACACAAGAAATAATTGACATATCTACAAATCTCCCTTCCACCAATTTCTTACATACTTCGTCAAAAGGTAATATTATCCTCTAAAAGTTCTTAACTCCTGAACTTTTAGATCAATAAGTTACTTTATTCATTAATATTGCTTAGCAGATTAATGAACATACCTCATGTCCCCAATCCGCTAGTTTTACATTGGCAATTCCCAATATAATTACAATTATCAAATATCTTACAATCTACCTTAACTTCGAATCGTTTTTTAAGTTTTAAATAAAATTCGTATGCCATGCGTTCATCCATCGTATCTATATCGATATTCACTGCCTCTGCTATATTAGCTACCATACCCTCACCCCCAGTTAATTTTAATTCCAAGGTCAATGTCCATTAAAGTACGCTTTTATGTACTAATTTTTAAAAAGAATTTTGTTGGTCTCAACCTCTCCATAAATGTTTCTTTTTCTTTGTTGAACGTCCATTAATTATCTTTGACTTTTAAAGACACAAATGTTATATTATTGGTAGGATATTCATGAATGGGAGATTTTGAAAATGCGTATAGCTTATATCCGTGTATCAGCTAAGGATCAAAATGTTGCTAGACAATTAGAGGCCATGAAAGATCATAACATTGATCGTTTTTATGAGGACAAGTTGAGTGGCAAAGACACCAACCGAGAACAATTACAATCCATGCTACATTTCGCACGAGAGGGCGACATAATTTATGTTGAATCATTTAGCAGGCTAGCACGTAACATGTTGGACTTACTCACTATAATAGATCAGCTCGCTAAGCAAGGAATCGGTTTTGTAAGCCTTAAAGAAAATATTGATACTACAACGCCAGCTGGTAGGCTGCAACTTAATGTATTTGGTGCTATCTATCAATTTGAACGTGAATGTAGTAAAGAACGCCAGCGTGAAGGCATTGATATTGCATTAGCTGAAGGCAGGCCCTACGGTAGACCAAAACTAGAGGTTAATGAAAAATTTATGGAAGCCTATAAAAAATGGAAGCTTAAAGAAATAACCGCCGTGGCCGCTATGAATATGGCTGGTTACAATAAGAGCACTTGGTATAACCGCGTGAAGGAAATTGAATCTTAGATACCTAAAGGCCAGCATCATTGGATAATGTGAAGCTGGTCTTTTTTATTTTTTTAGCCTCTAAAAGTCCTTAACTCCTGGACTTTTAAATCAATAAGTTTCTTTACTCCCTGGTACTGCTTGTCACGTCCTTCTAACTCCGCCTTGCCCATTATTAAAAGTACTTCTGCCTGCTCTAATGTTGTTGCTAACTCAACCACGTATGGTTCACCTTCAGCCATAGCCTTAAGAACGGTCGTTGTCTTAATATCTTTATGCATTACAATAGCTTTAGCTAATGCTTTCTTATAAGCTCCCTGTGCTGATTTAAAGCCAACCTCGTATCCACCAACAATCTTGGCTTGTCTTGCGACCTCATTCGATAGCCTGCAACCTAATTGATATAGCTGAGTTGCTTCTATTTCCTCAGGTATAAACTCTGGTAATGTGCTTGGATCATACGACACGCAACCACCGCCTAATTAACCAATCAAACATTAACTCACCCCTTTTAAATAATCTCTTAATCTCATTCTCAGCACATGACCATCTCTGCCATGCGCGGCAACATGGCAAGTATGACAGATTGTCACGGCTTTATTAATGATATCCTCTTTATTGCTTCCCCCTGGTTCATGATGGACCGGGTACTCAGACGAAACAAAAGACCCGCACAATACACAATTGCATGAGTCTCTTTGTCTAACAGCATCAACAAAGCTCCGGAATGTTTTACCTGTTAACCTTATTTTCTTTTGTTTCTGCATTATCTCAGCACCCCACTGACGTGATTATCTTTACGACCGCCTTTAAACTTTGTCATTAAACCATTGATGTCTGATTCAGAACACTTAGTGACACACCGCCCGTCTAGATACATAACTTTAGTGGCAGTACATCCCTTTTGCTTTGAGTATATACACTTACGATCATTACATCCTAGACCTTCCACGGGTATCACCTCATTTTTTGTACTAAAAAATGGCATCACCCGTACATATTCGTACAGCGATACCGTTAACCGTTGATTATATTGGGTTTATGAGTAGTCTAAATTTGTATTAATTCGGACATGTTCGACCACCTTTAATACAAGGCATAAGAAAAAGCACCCCCGAAAGGATGCTTTAGTTATTTAATTACTGCTGACACACACTATCCCACGTTATGTAAACTAGATATCATGTGTCCCACATCCACATAATAGCACTTTGTCAAGTTAACTTCAACTATTTTTTAAATTATTTCGCTAAATCTTTATATATTTGAGCAGTAGATTTTTTCTGCATCAGTCCTTGCTTGCTACTACCCTTGCTTTTACTGCTGCTCTTAATCCCCTTAGTATGCATTACAATGCTGGATACGTCTTTATTTCTATCGCATGGCAGGTTCTTTTCAAACTCTTGCCTAATCACTTTACTATCACTAATTTCAGTGGCAAAAGGAGACACCCATGTCCCGCAATCAGGGCATTCTAGGTGCGCAGTCTGTTTATAGTAGATCATTCCAGCTTGGCAACTAGGGACAGGACACTGCATATCACGTGGTACAAAGTTATTACGCCCATCACCACATTTCTTACATCTTTCATGCTCTTTATGATTAGTGCTCCAAAAAATACAACCACCACAGCTTCTTCGTTCCATTCTCTTACCCCCACATAAATTTAATACAAGCGCACAGATAGGGCGGTCCTAGCCGCCCTTTATAAATTGGGTTTCCTGATTATCGGGTTGAAATTTAATTTTTTAATTAACATAAGGATTCTGTTCGTAAAGAATATTGCTGAAAATTAACTGAATACATATAAAATGCATTATTTCGTATTTTATTTTCAACTCCTTACCATCCATGATACTTTCGACAATCATGTGCAGTATCCATATATAATAACCGTGTAACTTCAAATTTTTCTCCACACTCTGCACAAACTTGCCATGTACCAAGTAATGGTTGTTTTTCACATATTCCTGTTATATCACAAGTATGACAGTCACTAGGAACACAGCAATTTCGATGAAACTTTTCCCATCCAGCTTCATATGCAATATCAGGTACTATTCCTACAGGTAAAACTATTGCCTCATTTAATGCCTTATCATAAGCCTTTAATCTATTAATTGCTTCATCAATAATATTTGATTGTGTATTATCACCTTTGTTCTCAAGCATCTTTTTTACACATAATAATTCTTGTATAAATTTAATAGTAATTGTTTTGGACATTTTTCTTACCTCTAAATTATTCATAGTACACCACTCCAGTTAATTATGTTAATTAACTTTCAACCCTAAAATCCGCTTACCCTATAAATTAGAGTTTTTTTATTTGCGACTGCAATCTCTTAATCTCATAATAAGCCGCTAAAATTATTTCAGGCTCCGAAGCAAGCGTAAACATTACCAGTCGGATATCATTTTGCGCTGCTGCCATACCGAGTCTTTTAAGTTTTTCTAAATCCATTACTTACCCGCCCTTCCCTTTTTAGACTTTTATCCTTCAAAAATATTTTTTCCTACCATTTCAAACAATTCTTTATCTACTGTTTTTATCAATAAAGCTAAAATCCTTATACGTTCAGTGGTCTCAGTTTTTTCATCCGATGATATTTTTAGTTCTTGCATACGGCTTCGTTCTGCCATGCTTACTTGTGTCTCTAATAATCCTTTAATTTTTTTTACAGCATCTACAGTCATTTGTGATGATTTTATAAAAAGTTCATCCTTTGGCTCTTTGACCTTTTTTACATCTTTTAATTTTGTTGCACCTGTTTGCTGGTGCTGCTCATAAACTGCTTTTTGGTCTTCTACTGATAGTCTGGATAATTCTGCTGCAGTAGAAAAGCTTATATTATCTTGTTTTAATTCTTCCTTAAATTCTACAGTTAAATTATCGTTGATAGTTTCGATCCTACCGACTTTAGTAATAGACATATTTAAGGTTTCTGCTAATAGCTCCCGTACCCGCCCAGGTAGATCATGTGTCTTTTTATATTCTTTTAAAAGATCTTTAAGCTGTATTAATTGCTCAACCTTTTCCCAGTCACTTAATTGCCTTGTTGTTGAGTTGGTATATATTAGTAAAATCTTTGCTTTTATATCATCAAGGCTTGTCTCAATTCGACATGGCACTAATTCAAATTGTTTTTTATCTTCCTCGACCAGTCCTATACTTGCTACTCTTCGTCGATGTCCAGCAATGACTTTATATTTACTACTATCTACGATTGGTTTAACAATTAGATTCTGCTGTATCCCAAATAATTCAATAGAATCCTTCAGATCGGCTACATCTTCTACTGAATAAAAATTATCTTTGGACGGCTCTAAGTCATATACACTGATCCATATGATCTCAAAGTTATTACCCGCCCTTGTTATTGCATTAAAAGCATCATTTGCACTTTCAATAGTTTTTGAATTTGAATTGAGCAGATCAGTTAAACTGAATTTTACCTTTGCCACCACTCCGCACCCCCTTTTTGCAAATGTGTCCAAGTTGGACACATTCTTCTATTTCCCTAAATACTCTTTTACAAAGTTTCGATAGTCTTTCGCTGCACCACATCTTGGTGAATATTCAATGATTGGTTTACTCGCAAAAGTACTTTCATCTACTTTTTCAGTTCTTCTGATGTGAGTGGAGAACATAGGATATTCTTGGCTATTTAAATGAGCTTCGCCCTGTACGTTCACATCATTCTTAGTGAATTGTGTTACGAGACAGCCTCTGAAGGTTAACCCTGGATTAAATTCTTTAGCTTCTTCAAACCGCTCTATTAGTTGATCAAGACCATCAAAGCTGAATTGATCTATTTTAATCGGTACTATTACTTCGTTAGAGGCAACTAGACTGTTGATTACGCTAATGTTTACGTCTGGCGCATTATCTATAATGCAATAGTCATATTCTGATTCGACTTGTTGTAAAGCCTTTTTCAAAATTGTCTGCTGCTGCCGTGATACATCCATCATGATTTTCAAATTAGCATTCAGTAGGTTCATATTGGCACTGATTAAGTCTAGGTTAGGATATTGCGTGTGATTAATAACTTTTCTGATATCAAAGTTCTTTTCAACTAGTAAGTCAGCTATAGTTAGCATGTCATAACTATGCAACTTGAAGAATTTTGATGTATTACCTTGCTTATCGTCGTCTGTAAGCAATACCCGTTTATTGTAGACAGTAGCTAAGATATGAGCCATGTTGATGGAGGTCATGGTTTTTCCCACGCCTCCTTTAAGGTTTAGTATAGATATAATTTCCATAATCAGGCTCCTTTCCTTGATTCTTTTCTTAATGGCGTTTTTTCTAGCCACTTCCCTTTGCTAAATTTGAAATTGCTAAATACTATCATTTTGGGTTCTGGATTTGTATCTTCATCGCAGAAATGATACCTTCGATTCTCTAGGTCCACCATCAGCATGAATTTAGTCAGCCCGTTCTGCTCAGCGTGAATTTTTGCATCACTCTTAGCTGTTCCTTTGCTTAGATATGGATTACTTAGCATTATATCCGCTCCTTAGTAACGTCCCACCGTTTTAGTAATAACTTTGCTCTTGCTATGTTGCGATAACGCTTTTTAGTTTTATTTTTAATGCTAATTATATGGTTACCTATAATTCTTATACGATGGCAGCGAGGTTGAAATTTTATTTTCTTAATTTCGGTTTTTATTTCGGCCTTGATGGGTTTTAGTGCCTTAATGAGCCGCTTGCTAAAATCAATAATAATCTGGCGAAAACTTTCCCATGAATTTTTAATTACTACCATTTGCACCATGCTCAGTCCAGTTTTCATGAGTCAAACCTCCCAACATTTAATACAATAAGGAATTCCTTCAATAAGCCGTGCACCTTTGCGGTCAATATCATCTTGATAAATTTGTTCTCCACAACCACCATGGCAAGTCCACCACCAACCATCTTTAAGTAGTACTGCTGTAGGTACTTCACCTTGTTCAGAATACTGATCATATTTCTTTTCCCTAGTGGCTTCGACTTCCATATACTCACGATCCATCAAACTGGCACCTTCACTTTTAGCCTTACCCCTAGTTTTAGCAAATACAATCCTGCTGTAACCTTCATAGCCTGTTTCCCTTACTGTCCATGCTTTCACGTTATCCCGCCCCTCCCGTAATTAGCTATAAGCCTATTGTTTATTTTTCTGCATTTGAGCCAGAGCAGTTTCACATTTTTCGTAGCATTTAGCCTTAAATTTACTATCACGTTTTACTCCGTTACCACCAAGACCATGCCTTTTCCCAGTTATACCTCATCCTCTACAACGCATAACATCATAGTTAGATCCACCTCTCATAACTGTAAAGCTATTTTGCTTTTCCCAATAGTGGTCAGTTAATATTTTAAAATCCTGCTCGATGACTTCAACGGCAACCAATTCCCTTGGTGATTCGCCTGGATGTAGAGTATTGTTAAACCTTTCAATTAGGTTCTCAGCAAACAGTTTAGGTTTTTGATTATTTCCAATATCGTATTCCTCGTTAAAAACATTTCCCGTTTTGATTATTTTCACTTGTATTCTAATTTTCATTTATTATCTCGCCCTCCCTATAATTACCTCTATGGATGAGTTAATTTTCTTATAAGCCATCCAATCACTAACCGCACAAAATGCATTTGCTATACATTGGGCTCCAATGGCTAAATCAATCGTAATTCGATTTATTAAAATAACTGATAAAATTCCACCAACTAAATTAGCCCAAAGATACGATGCTGTAGATAGTGATTGAAAGTCAGTTAGTGCAGCACCAGAAAGAATATTATTTAAAGAATCTTTCATAATGACCATCCATAAATTTACTGATACTGCAGATAAAATAGCAATACCAATAAATCTAGTTGTTACGCTTTCTAAACCTGCAAAAGATATAACTGTAAATGCAATGCAATCAAATACCAAGATCCAATAAAACCACCTGCAAATTTTTAATCTCATTTTCTCGTTTGAGGTTATTGATTGAACAGCCGCAGCTAGACCTGTTGCAAGTACTCCTGATATGGCAAATATGGATGGATCTACGTGTTTAATAAAATAAATCTGTACTACTGGTGTAGTTAATGACATTACAAATCCAAATAACATAGGTCCAATCATCAATAAACACTTAACACCCTTACTCATCCCGCCCTCCCCATAATTACCTCATATTTATTCACAACCATTAAGAGGTCTTTTCAAATCAACAATTAACATTTCTTCTTTGTCATCCCAATGCGAGAAATACTTAGTTACCTTATCGCTGAGATTCATTTCACATGCCGCTTCAATTTTACGGATAAACTGTTTGTTATTGATCCGAACATAACCATTTTTCTCTTTTTTTATAAACTGAATTTGTCTTGGATCTTCTTTTGTTGGCTTTATACCAACTAATCTATTTCCTTGATCATAAGCGAATATGACATATTCAGGTCTATTCAGACACTTGATAGCACCTTTACTAAATGAAATACCGTAATTAGCAAAAGAAACTGAAATCGTACCAGTAGATGGATTGAAAATTTTAAAACCACTCAACATCCTTATTCACCACGCCCTTCCCATAATCACCTCACGCCTACCATCACTATAAGTTATACATGCTAGGATTCGGTATTTACGCCGTATCCATTTCCATGAACTGCTTGCGCTGATCTGTCGTATCACTCATACCCCTCCTTTAGTACATCCTCCAATACTGAAACCTGATTGCTTATATTGGGATTCATATTCCAACCACTAACAACTAATTGAGCCGTTTTTTCAAGACGCTGGATATATTCCATTTCTTCCTGCGATATTATAATTTTATCTGTATTATTGCGGTACTGCTGCAACTCCTGAAGCATCCCCAGTAGCTTTATATAGTCATCGCTGTTTAAACGGAAATTATCTTCGAGTATCTGAATTGCTTTTTGCATTATCCCGCCCCCGCCGCAGTTTTTCTGCTTTCTTAATATTCCGTCGCCTTGGGAGCTCAGCTAAAAAGGGATTTCATCGTCATGGACTTCGGTACCCATAGTGCCTGCATGATCTACACTATCTGGGGCTTGGCTTGCCTGAGCTTGCTTATGCTCCAAGAACTCGACGTTTTGACCAACTACTTCAGTTGTACGTCGTTTCTGCCCATCTTTTTCATAGTCACTAATTTGCAAACGTCCTTCAATAAGCACCTTACTACCTTTGATAAGATTATTCCCACAAATTTCCGCAAGTTTATCCCATACCACGATTGGAACAAAATCAGTACGTTTTTTCTCACCAAACCCCGTATTGACCGCTATGCTGAATGAAGCTATTGCTGTACCTTTTTGTGTATAACGCACTTCTGGATCACGAGTTAGGCGACCAACTAATATAACCTTGTTCATTATTTCCCCCTTTATTTGTACCACTGTTGGTATATTTCGAGACTCTTTTGTGTCTCGCCAAACACTGATTATTACTGCCTTTTATGAGATAATTTCATTAAGGCAACTTATATTTTTGTCGGAATAACGGCAACCTATCTGACAAAGATATCTGATACTATGTTATTAACAGGGCCGTTGGCGAATTATATTGGTTTTTCGTCACCGCCTGGAATTTTAATCATTCGGTAAAACTGGTATGGATAATTATGTTGGGTAAATCCTTTGATTATTACGTCTATGTAATATCCCTTAATGGGTTTCGGTTCTTTTCTCCACGTGCTGGCAGGTACTACTTCTACTTCTGGTACCGGATGAACTAAGCTTTCGCTACCACTCCATCTTTTACCATATGGTTTACACTTATTGTTAACGGTACTTTTACTTTTTTTCATAAAGTAATTGGCAAGACGCTCACAATCTTCTGGCTCTCCCATGAATAGTTGAATTTTAATAAATCCTAATTTCCACATTTTTTTAATTTCTTCGATATTTAGTTCAACGCTATTTATTAAAATGTGGTGATGTGTACGGTTCCCTTCCGTAATGGCTATATATTTAAGGATAATTCCTGACTTTTGGTATCGACTATGTAATTTACGAATAAATTTTTTACGTTCTTTTTTTGCTTCTTCTTCAGATGGCTCCGTACTATATGTAAGGGTTAAGTATAGGTCACTTGTTTTAAAATTAGCATTCATCAATAAGTAAAGTTTTTTACAGGCCCTTCTCTCATTCTTTTTATCATCCTGTTTTTTATTTACATTTTTATTTTTAGGTCTTTTTGGTGATTGGCAACTGCTTTCATGATATAAAGTAACTTCTTTGACCTTTCCGGCTGTTATTGTCTTTTTCTTGTACGCCATATAATTTCTCCTATCACAAACTATATTTTCTATTTGGTATAAATTTTTTCTAATTGGATATACTGCTAATAGAAAATATATGTATTTGTTCTAAAGTTACCCTATTTTATCAAGTCAATTACAGCCCTAAAAGCCGTATATTTATTGACCTTTTAGCGTACATAGAATATAATTAATTAAGCGAATTACATCGTATGTACAGTCCTTCTAGTAAACCCTCACACGCTATTTGCAGTAGCTTGTAAGGGTTTTTAGTTTATAGTAGTCTCTCTGACATTTTTTCAAGTAAGCCATTGGTAGCATTTTTATATTTAGCATATTTTTCCATATTGGTTTCCTTGATTTCAGCTAATGAACCAAGTAGCCCCTGAAATCCAGTCTTTAATGAATCAAAATAAACACCAAATTTTAGTACCTCAGTGCTTTGCTTAGCTGCTTGCGCTTCGAGGTTCTTATTTTTTTCTCTTAATTCAGCAAGTTCCTGTTCTATCTCTTCCGGTACTTCCTTTACTACTACCGGCTCCATGGTCACTGGCTCATTTATTTTGTCGGTTAATTCCTGGACCTGATTTTGGGCTTCTTCAAGATCAGCCTCTAGTTGTGATACTTTTTCAGATGAATCACCATTATTTTTGGCCGTTTCCAACAAAGAGGTTAGCCTTTTAACCTCTGCTTGTGTTTTTTTCTTTTCTTTTGCAAGAGATTCCTCAGCATCTTTTGCCCTCTTTTCCGCTGCTTGCTTTAATACACTTTGATTTTCTCGTTCAGATTCTGCTGCACTGGCTTTTTTCTCTGCTTCATCAGCACGACTTTCAGCATCCTTTTGAGCCTTGATTGCTTCTTGCAGTTGACGGGTGGACATACTTTCAATATCGTTATCTTTTATGAACTGTTCTCTGTCTTCCGAAGGCACTCCAAGTAGCGCAATTGCTTGGGTGTAGCCTAAATTTCCAAGCGCTTGGCTTTTTGCATTATCACCAAAAAGGGCAATTTGATTGGCTCCATACTCTTCAAAAATCCGCATTAGATTATTAGCAGTGCTTTTTTGATAATCAACTGAATTTTTTAACCATTCTCCCCACTCTCCATGTTCCACTATGGACTTAGCTTCAACCAGTCGGCGACCTATTTCAATACTATTGCAAAGAATTATCGTTCTGGTTTGGTCTTTAATGCTGTTAATTTCAGCAGCTACTATCTGTGGTGTTCTGATTGCAATAACCTCATTCATGGTAAATCCTCCTCGTTATGCTGACACAGCTAATTTAGCTTTTTTCTTAGTTAATTTTTGCTCTTTAAAAGTATCGATAAATGCAGAAACATCTTCACTTGGAACACAGTTCTTAAAGCCTCGTACTTGAAGTATTTTGTCTTTTAAGAATTCTAGTGTGAAATAAGACTTGTCCGGCTCTGCCACTTTTCGGATAAAAAATATATTAGTATTCCCCGTTGCATATGTTTTGGCATAATTGCCAACGCAATGATGTAAGGCGTTTCCCTCTGTAATAAGTTCCATAGTACTTTCCGCTGGTCTTATAAACAGTTCTTCTGTTTCAAATCTGTATTTAATCAATTCTTTCTTTACCCTAACTGCTATTTTTTTATTTAGTGGAGCATCTTCTTTCTGCCTAATGAGCGAGATTGTTTTTTGATGTTCCTCATTCAAATTGCTTGGGTAAAGCATCTGATCTATATTTAAATCCCGTTTTAATTTAATACAATCTTCTAGGTAATCCCGCCAGGTAGTTATGGCACTGGCAATGGTTATATAATGCTTTTTATCCTTATTGAATTGCTTAGAACTATACAAAATTATTTCACTTAAGCTGGAATATTTTATTAGTTTTAATAATTCGTCAAAATGATAGCCACTGAAACTCCCGTTTATATCTTTCAATGCATGATAAGGGATTTTTTCTCCATTTTTCACTAATGTTTGTAATATCTTTAACAGGATTGGCGTAACGTGCAATTTTTCTTTTTGCACGCCCTTGATAATTGTCTTAGATAATCGCAAGACCTTAGGCAACGTTTTTCCGCGCCAGTAAATTACACCATAAGTCTGTTGACCACTCAATTTAGCTTTCACAATATCTTCCATTCCCATTTTGGTCAAATACTCGATACACGGATATTGGCTGTATAAACTCATAAATTTAACCATGTCTTCTTGACCATAATCGTAGGAAGAATAGCAACTATACTGAAAAGGTGTTCCAATTACCGCTCTTTCTAGGCTCTGCTTTGAATATCCAATATATATTCGCTTCATTCTTTGTGTCCATGAGCCATTGTCTTGTTTTCTGCTGAATAAAGAAAATACTGTCTTATGCTGATTAAACCCAGTATAGCCATCAATAAACATCGTACTATTACCAATTTCAAAATAATAAAGAGCCTCTATTCTGTATTTGGTCTGTACGTCATGATACGTTTCTCTGTAATCGCGGAAAGCTTCAATTCCATACGCTACAATGATCTTTGGATTAATTACTGATTTTTCATAGAAAACAAAATAAGCATAATCTACTATTTTCCCCCGTTTAAACTTGTCGTTTTTTATAACAACCTGTGACTGACATTTTGGACAAACTCCAGCTTCATTATGCCTATAGCCATTGCATACGCCAGATATTTCACCACAATGCGTGCAATATCCGACCTTATCCTTGCCTTCGCGCCAGATAAATAAATACCGACTTTCTAAAAAAACTTCATTGACTGTATATTCTTCCATTTGTTTAGTAAATTTCCCAGGGCAATGGGCTAAATACTCTTGATAGTCCACGATCACCACCCCCTATATAAAATCATCAAGGCTGATATCGAAGTCAACCTTTGATTTTTGCGGAACTGCAGCTGGCACCGGAATATTTACTGCTGAGTCAATACCGAAATATTTCAGTACAATGCCAAGCCCTTCTTGATCCGTTAGCACAGCATAATTGCCGACTTTCTTTTTAGCGGCCGCTTTTTGCATTTCGTCAAGGCTCTTAGTGATAGTCTTATCCACGGTCATAATCTTCTCAGCATCCTGCTGGTTGCTTTCTAGGTGACCTAGTAGAAAACTCCCGACTACCTGGACATAAGGATTATTTTTACTTTGCCCTATTTCATTTCTCAATTTCAATACCGCTTCTTGATACACGCGCTATCCCGCCCTTCCTACTCTTTTTACATTACTAAATTTATTACAGGCCTTTTGACTTTCCGACACCTGAACTGCTACTTTTCGATCACCTACGTATTTAAGTTGATAACATACCTCTTTCCCCGTCCCACGATATGCGTCACGATCAATATACTGGCAATCTCCGCACCGTTGTTGTGGGTGGCTATTTTTACAAACCATTTATTATTGCTCCTTCTTGGAATATTCTTTTGCGTCAGCGAACGCCTGCAACAATTTATCTACAGTAATATCCTTTTTGCCAGACAATAAAGCTGATTCGACCATACTAGCCACACTACCAACAAAGTGAGCACATCCTGCACCATTAATGCCATTATAAATATCATCAGCTAACATTTTCATATGCAGCCCCTTATCGATGCAAACTGGTTCGACATACCTCTTCTCAGCCACGATGCATCTTTTCTTCTTGCCACCGATAAATGTACTCGTTGCGATAAATTATGAGTTTTTCGCCATTTTGAAATTGTCTTTGCAGTGGTCTTGCATGCAAACGCAATTTCTTCATCCGTATGCCCCTCGTGCCACATTTTCAGGCGTTTTGAGTGCTCAATTTTTAGATCATTAGTTACCTTTTTTATAAAATCTAATTTTTTCACTACTTATACCACCCGCCCCAATCAATTATCATTTTCCATAATTAGGATATAATTCTGAAAATTCTTTAGCACTCACTAGTGCAAAAAATGTAATACCATTTACTTCTTTACGTAATTGAGCATGATAAATATCATTCGGCTCACGGCCAACTACTACATCACCGTCCATTGAATCAAAAACATTTTTCATTACGTGTACTTCAATTGCCTTGCCTCTAGCTTCTATATGAAGAACGCCGTCTATCTCCATTATTGCATCTACAGCTAAAGCTAAGAGCTTGGTTGCTTGCTCAATTTCCATTTACCTTCATTCCTTTACAAATTATTACAAGGTTATTTCTTCCTTCCTGTCGAAGTGTGACGATGGAGGGAGGTGATTACTATGAAATTCATTCCTGTTAGTTCAAGTGATGTGAGAGAGATAGGATATGAAAATTCTATTTTGGAAGTCCATTTCCATAGCGGTGGTATTTATCGTTATCTGCATGTACCAGAAATGGTTTATAATTCTTTTTTAGCAGCATCATCAAAAGGAACTTTTGTTCATCAACACCTAAAAGATAAGTACGCTTTTCAGCGTTTACGCTAATCAAAAACATATAAAATTCTTGACGGACCACTTGTATGTGGAGCTTTGCTTTTTCCTGAAATCTCAATTTTAAAAGGTTCATAAGGATCCACTACATAATGCTCAACACCTTCTCTACTTGTTAGTTCCTCAACTAACTGACAAGTAGGGATTTTTTAAGGTCTAAGTTTTCTATCATGGGATTCATCTCCTTTCATATAGGATAAATTTGGTTTTTGTCGAAGTATCTATAATAATTGATAAAATTGTTATAGAGGTGAATATTATGGTAGACGTTAACACTGTGATTGGGAGCATTGGTAGCGCTGTCCCTGTGATAGCCGGGTCGAAACTATTTACTGACTTTGCTAGTCCTGCTGTAAAAGAAGCTGGCGAGCTTGGCAGGAGACTATTTAAAGGGGTGTTTGCCGGAGCATATCATTGGGCCGATCGTAGAGAAAAAAAATTCCAAGAACTACAAGATGATGTTTTAGAAAACCTTGAGGGCATTGACCCAAGTCGTATCATAGCTGAAGCCCCAACCCACGTTATCGCTCCCGCTGTTATGGCGTGGAGTTACTCAATGGACAATAGAGAACTTAGAGCTATGTATGCAAAATTACTAGCTAATTCCTCAATTATTGATAAGCAAGAATTGATTCACCCAAGTTTTGTTGAGATTATTAAACAATTACATCCATCTGAAGCATCTCTTTTCAACTTAATATATTTGAAAAATGCCATACCTTTAATTATTACTCGATGGGCTGATTCGTTAGAAAATGTGAAATTCCAACAATCGATGATACATATTTCCTTTACCCCACGAATTATTGAGATTAAAGTTACTGTTAATCCATCACATTCAGGCAAAATTCCGATATTTTCAAATCCAGATACAATGGTAAACCCTGCTTACATAGAAAATCTTTCAAGGTTATCATTAATTTCCATAACTTATGAAGAAAGGATAGAAGAAAATAATCTTTATGAAAAAATCTTACAACTCCCTGAAGTTAAAAAAGATATAGAGTCTTGTAACTTCCAAAACAAACATTTCATATCAGTAAAAGGGTTGGCTAGAATTACGCCTTTGGGCAATCAGTTTGCTCAGACATGTTTTCTACCTCTAAAATAAACTCTTCAAATTTCTTTTGGAATATGGCCCCAAGTCTCAAATAAGTAGTAACTAACTTTTCTAACTCTAGTACTCGAAATTCCAATAATTCAATTCGCTGTTCTACCGGAAGAGTTTTTAAAATACCGTTATGAATGAGTTCCGTTGTATTCTCTGCCTTTCGGATTTGTTCTATGGTCATCGTTTCCACCCCCTCTTGCTTGTAATCTCCTACACACTCGCTGTTGCCGCACTCCGTGACGACGTGTGGGGCGCTGTAAGTCGCATTAATTAAGCTTTTTTTTACGCAACGAACGCTTAATTAGGTGCAATCATTACACCCCTATCTAAACGCTCCCGAATAATCTCCATTACTACCTGAGATTGTCCAATTGCATAGTAATTACGGTTCCTAAACCCATCCTCTCTAAATGACCTTAGAGCAGTAAACAAATCCTTCATATCCATAGATTGAAATAATTTTACTAATCGTTGTTTGGCATACTCATAACCTTTTTTATACTCAATATTATTAAGCTGCTTTACATGCAGTCTTAAGAAAGAATCAAATGTCATTTTACTCATAACTAACGCCCTCCTTGACCTCCGACTATACGGCGTGTTATAATCGGGGTATCATTTTCGTGATTTAAACCCTTAAAGTCATCTGCGGTCCAACGCAGGTGGCTTTTTCTTTGCCCTGCATGTACTGTGTAACACCTAGTCCATACTTACTTTCTAATTCCATTACAAGATTAAATGTCGAATTTGTTCTATCAACGAGCCTTTCCATAATTTGATTAACCATCAACAAATCTTCATCTGTTAAATCCGACTTACAATTTTTGTCTAATAAAACAATTGGCAAATCATCGATTAGCAGCATAACGTCCTTATCTTGCTTTTTAAGTCTGGTAATCATCGATTGAATATGACGATCTACTTTCTGATATCCAAATAATCTAGGCATGCCCGTGCTTTCCATCGCAACTGTAACAGCAGTAATAAAACTAAATCCAGATAGCTTTTGCCTTGCCTTTACTGGTATATTTCTACTACCTCTGAGCGCAGCATGTATGGAGTCAACAGAGTATCCAATATCAGCTGCAATTTGTTTTGGTGGCCTATCACAACAAGCAAATGCTAATTCAAGCATGTCTTGTACACTTTGAATCACATCTGGTGTTGCCAGTGTCGTAATATCCAAGCTTACTCCCCCTACTTTGTCATATTTCCACTAACCTATCTGACAGTACTATCTGATATTATGTAATTAAGAGGACAATCCTTAATTACCCCACTTGCCTGTCCACTGGACGGGCCTTTTTTAAGCCTTGTCAGGAAGAAATATAATTGCCGTGATTAACAGCATAAAAAATAATATATCCCTTGCAAATTCGCCCTGGCTGCTTGTTTTTTCTATAAACCGAATGTTATGTATTTCCATCAACTCACCTCGTCTGTCCATTTCTTATACTGCTTGTTGAACTACCTGCCTGCTCTTTGCCCAGTTAATTAATTCATCGGTAATAAAACGCTTGCTTTTACCCATTTGGAACCACGGCAGCCCATCTGTTTTTATTAAAGTGTATATATGACATCGCGTAACGCATAAAAACTCAGCTGCCAAATCCACGGTTAGTATCGGAGGAAATTCTCTTTTTCCTTGTATGTCTTGTACTTTGGGTTGCGGTTTAGGTACTGGAGTTCCACACTCAGAGCAAAAATTAATACCTTCAGTGAGATGGATTCCACACTTTTCACATTTCAAAATATCACATCCTTATTACCAATAGTGCATCACTTTGCTAGCATTATGATGCATACAGCATCATTTGGAACCGTTTTGCCTCTTTTATGTTATTCTTAAAGTTGAAAACCTGTTAGGAGGCGCTGCAAATGTCATCTAAGAAAATACCACCCATCACGGTACGAACCGACGATGAAATATTTAAAGCAAAACTGCAGCGTCTTGCTCGTATTAATGGGAGATCACTAAGTAAGGAAGCCGAACGAATCTTAAAACAATACATACAAAGTTATGAAAAAGATTTTGGAGAAATTAAACTTCATAAGTAATCCACCCGTTTTAGCATCCCTTGTTTAAAAACTTACTTGCTTTTTTCTAACAATACCCTCATCCGTTCCTTTACAATTTAATACAGGCAATTCATTACCTCCTGTCGAAGTGTGAGAATGGAGGGGGGTGATACAATCCATGAGCATAAACTTACTGCAATTTATTAAAACAATGCCCCTAAGAACTGTTAATGGAGTGGAAATGGTTCTTTTTAACGAATTTTTTATCTGCTTAAAATATCAGAATGGTTTTGATAACCAAGACATATTGGAAGCAAAGTTAATCGAACTTGAAAAAGTGGGACACTTGAAAACGCATCGCGAGGACGAGGTACTTATTGGGATTTCATTCTGAAAAAGGCCAAGTTGAGTTAGTTACAACCGCTTTTTCATGTAAGGCGAATTGCATTGCAACAAGGATAATCTCGTGAAAATCTTGCGTAGGTAACTTCTCGCTGCACGATTCGAGACGACCAATACCATACTTCTCTTTTAAAAAGAAAATGATATCGTCCATAAGTTGTAGCTTAGCCAGCGTAGTATCATAATCTTGGTCAGCAAAGAACGTATCCATAACCTCGTGCGCGGCTTTGCAAATCTTGCTAAATCTTTCTTTGCCGTCACTATTACCAGTAGTGGCGGTTTTATCTCCAACTAACATTTTCTATCTCACCTCCTTAACTAGCTTGAGAATTCAAAGAATCTAACTCTTCGTTTTCATTTAATAATCCGGACAGAGACACACCTAGAGCAGTTGCAAGTTTTTGTGCTATTGGGACAGTTGGATGCTTCTTACCCGCTTCTAATTCCGATATATATGTTTGTGAAACACCAGCCATTTCCGATAATTTTTTTTGAGACCATTTTTTTTCATTGCGTAATTTACCCAAGTTCTTCAAGTAATCACCCCCTATTGATTATGATTATAATGCTTTAGCGTTAGTTTTGTCAATGCTAATGCGTTAAATTCATTATTTATTTTTATGTTATAATTGCTATAGCGTTAATTGGAGGAATAAATATGAATATTTCAGAACGTATTACTCAATTAAAAATAGAAAAGGGCTATAGCACTAATAAGCTCTCTCAACTCGCGGAAATCGGACAAGCCACCCTTCGAGAGATTGAAATAGGTAAAAAAAGCCCCAACATCATCACTTTAGAAAAAATATGTAAAGCTTTAGAAATTTCGCTTGCTGACTTTTTTTCTTGCGAATCTGATACACTTGCCGCCAATCGCGATGATAACGAAATGGACAACCTACCTGACCATATAAAAAAAGAAATAGATATGGCAAAAGAATTTGTTCTTTATAAACATGGCATAAAAAAACCTGCTACTGATAAGTAGCAGGTATCTTATTTTATGTAGAAATTCGACATAATATTATTAGGAGTAACAACATATGACATTAGAGGAAATGTTAGAGTTATCTAACTCGGAAGGAATTGTAGTGGAATATTGCGATTTCTCGCCACCGCTCAACGGTCTTTATTGGTCTTCACCTATTCTGTATCCAGTTATTATGCTCGGTAAGCATCTACAAGATAATCATCAACAACTACGCTGCGTATTCGCGGAAGAATTAGGACATCATTTTACGACCGTTGGGCAATGTGTCCCTAAACAATTTTATAATTACGGTGCACGTCTTGCTACTAGCAAAGCAGAATTTAAAGCTATGCGATGGGCAGTAAGCTACTTAATTCCAGAAGATGATTTATTAGACGTGATTGGTAGTGGACTATATGAATCTTGGGAACTAGCCGATTATTTTAACGTTACTGAAGAATTTGCAGTTTTTAGACTTAGACTTTTCATAATGAAACATCATGATTACGCAGCAAGTCGTGACAATTTGTCACGACTTGGTAATGAAATCCATTTCGTTACTAAACTGTTTAAATAATTAGTAAGGATGTGTATATATGTTTTTCTTTTCCCCAGATGATCAAAGTACAGGTAGCAATGTGGAATCTCTCCCAAATGAGTTAAATGATATTATCTTATATCAGGGCGCTAATGGCAATGTAAAAGTAGAGATCATTTTCGAGGATGAGACTTTCTGGTTAAATCAAAAAAGAATGGCTGATTTATTTGGAGTTGAAGTTCCTGCCATATCCAAACATCTTTCTAATATTTTTGAAGAAGGCGAACTAAATATTGATTCAACTGTTTCCAAAATGGAAACAGTTCAGCAAGAAGGCTCTCGCAGTGTAAAAAGAAAGGTTGATTTTTATAATCTTGATGCTGTTATCGCTGTTGGCTATAGGGTAAATAGTCACGAAGCTACTCAATTTCGAATTTGGGCAACAAAAATATTAAAAGAATTCATCATCAAAGGTTTCGTATTAGACGACGAAAGATTAAAACAGGGTAAAAAGTTTGGCAAAGATTATTTCGATGAACTCTTAGAACGCATTCGCGAGATTCGCGCATCCGAAAGGAGATTCTATGAAAAAATTACCGATATCTATGCACAATGCAGTATCGATTATATTTCTAACTCAGAGATAACAATTCGTTTTTATCAAACTGTACAAAATAAATTACATTGGGCAATTACTGGAATGACAGCTGCTGAGATTATTGCTGATCGAGCAGATTCAAATAAAGAACATATGGGATTACAAACATGGAAAAATGCTCCCGATGGTAAAATACAAAAATCAGATACCACCGTTGCTAAAAATTATTTACAGCAAACAGAAATTAAAGAGTTAGAACGGATTGTTAGTATGTATCTTGATTATGCTGAAAATCAAGCAGCACGACAAATTCCTATGAAAATGCAAGACTGGATACAAAAAATAGATGCTTTTTTGCAATTTAATGAATATCAAGTTTTACAAAATGCTGGTAAAATATCACGTCAATTAGCTGATGAATTTGCAAAAACAGAATATAAAAAATTCCGGGTAATCCAAGACCGATCTTTTTTATCAGACTTTGACATAGAAGTAAAAAAAATAACACGGAAAAGCCGGAAGAAATAATTATATCGTCGACCATATTGCGTACGTGAACAATATGGTCGATAAAGTTCCCCCAAGGAGTTGAACTTATGGCAACGGTCCGCATTGAAAGGCGTTCAAAAAAAGCTTTTACCTTTATAATTGACCACGGAATTGACCCTATTACTAATAAGCGCAAAAAAGAAACGAGAACCATTCAGACCGATGACGAAGAAATCGCACAAATTGAACGTTTAAAGTTACTTACTGAGCTTGCCCAGGGTACATATAAGCCCAGCAGTAAAACAACTCTTAAAGAGTATATTGAGTATTGGTTTGATACAACAGCAGCAAAGAAATTAGCATCAAAAACTATCGAGCGTTATCAGCAATGTTCTTCCCTTCGTATTGTCCCATGGATAGGAGCTATCAAGATACGGGATTTAAAAAGAACGGATCTGCAGAGATTTTATGAACGGATTGTTGAAGTTGGTCACCTTGATAACATTAAACCACCGACCCCTCTGAAAGATGGAGAAAAGGAAAAGCCCCGAGAACGCAAAGAGATTGGCAAGGATACAATCGCCCACCATCATCGTTTTATCAGGCGTATACTCAATCATGCAATGTATGAGGATGAACTGATAGAACGTAATGTTGCTACAAGGATGGTTTTACCTGACCCAGAGCGGTCGGATAGTTATGATCCAGACGCAGGAGTCGTCAAGGTGTTTACTCAAAGTGAAATAATTAAACTAGAAAAGGACGCAGCCACCGATTTAAAAGCAGCACCCTATAGAAACATCTTAACCTTGGCACTCCGGACTGGAATGCGCCGTGAAGAATTATTAGCACTTACGTGGGATTGTATAGATTTTAAAAAACACACACTTACAGTTAAAAGGGCTTTAATCTATACCAAGGCTAATGGCTATGAATTTAAAACCACAAAAAATAAAAAGCGGCGACTCATAGAAGTCACCGATGAAGTGTTAAATGCCGTTCGTGCAGAGGCTAGGCGTCAAGCACCTTTCAAATTGAGACTAGGAAATAAATATCAGAAAAATAACCTTATCTTCTGCCGTGAAGATGGAGTGCAAAACCATCCTGACAGTGTAAGCTCTTGGTTCCCGAATTTTTGCAAACAAATAGGTATTACTCGCCTTAGTTTTCATTGCCTCAGACATACCCATGCTAGTCATCTTTTAGCTAGCGGTGAGGATATAAGCTATGTATCTAAAAGACTTGGCCATAGCAGCATCAATGTCACTTATGGGACATACTTTCATTTTATTCCCCTAGAGAAAAGAGAAGCACTTAAAGAATTAGAAAAAAGATTTAAAAAGTAACTAAAAAAACAATGTCCAAAGTTGTGTCCAAACGTTAAATATACTTAAATATAAACAAATACATGATAATACCCACATAAGCCATTTTGCTGAATTGTTATATTGCATAATACACTTAAAATGACAAGTACAATCACTCTTAATCAGTAGGTTCGGGGTTCGATTCCCCGGTGTGTCACCATAAATTACAAGGGTTTGCAGAGATGTGAGCCCTTTTCTTATGTCAACTATGGTGTTTGTTTAGTGTTTACTTTAGAAAAAGGATAAAAATAAGAACAAAAGATATGAAAAAGCAGACCATTATTGGGTCTGCTTTTTTTGTTTCTCCCTTGCTTTGTCGGGTTGCGGGAGCGTAATTAATCTTGTGTAAATAGGAATTCCTTATAACAAGAAATAGGTGGCTTTACTAGGGAAAGCAAACTAATTGATTGCCCTTAATTATT